CAAATACAGGTCCGAAGACCTCATGAATAAATTAATATTCATGCAAACTAAATTAACCTTGGTATGGTTAGTTCTTCGTTTAAATTATTTTCTCTTATTAACAAATTAGATGAATAATTACCACAAACTTGTGCTCTTTCAGTATTACAGATCATTCTTGATGTGTTGTCTATTGCTAGACTACATAGAATGCTGTAATGATGAATTCTTGTTACCTGGTAACTTGAATTCTGTTACTGTAGAAGCCAGAAACAAGTTAGAGTTCATTAACTCTTTATTACCTGGCCTCGATTAAGCAAGCTGTATACAGCACATTAACATCAATCATGATACACAATAAATTGTATGTCATAATAGTGAGATTAACCAAGAAGGTTTTTCCCAACTGTGATGTTAACTTAATCAAGCGTGTTTTTGCAATAGTTTTCAAACTTCTTAAGAAGAATGGAACACTATTTACTGTAAAGTATATCAAAACATGTAGATTGTTAATTACAAGATACATGTGTGGTAGACCTTTACACAAAAACGACAGCTTCATTGGTACTAAAGGTGGTTTTCCAATTAAATTCTTATTTCTAAAGAAATATATAGATAGAGCAGAAGTAGAACAAATTAAGTTCGCACTCACTCTTCTTAATATTTCCAGGACTATCACACCAAAAAATGGTGAAGATATCCCCTTAGATTTCAAATCCATTACTGATCCTCCAAAGAAGTCTTTTAAGACTATCCCTGGGAAGTTCATTAGTGAATTTAATAAAGAATTTAATTTAAAACTAGTACCACACACTTTTACTATTGGAGATTTCTTCATTAATTTGAAAATGGGTCCACATGGTCCTTCTATTCTTTCAATAACTGAAACAGTTAAATGATTAAATAGTAAGCAACTTAAGTGAATCTATGATCTTATTGGTGAAGATTTCTTCAAAAAGTATGTGGGACCATTTTATTCTTTTATGAAACACAATGATATTCATACCCCTAGTGGATCTAGTGAAGATTTGCCTAAACAGTTAAAAACGTTTAAACATCTCTGAAATAGAACCATTACTGGTAGATTATCAATTGTAAAAGATCCTGAGTGTAAAATGAGGGTGATAGCCATTCTTGACTATTTCTCTCAATTTACTTTAAGACCCATACACAAGAGTTTAATGAGATTATTATCTCAATTACCTTGTGATAGGACTTATACTCAAGATCCGTTCCATAATTGAACGGGAAACGACCCTTTCTACAGTCTCGATTTATCAAGTGCAACAGATAGATTTCCAGTTCATTTACAACAAAAATTATTAACTTATTTAGTTAGTAATAATGATGGTTTTAATGCCATCAAAAGTTATAAATGAGCTGAGAGTTGAATGAAGCTGCTTACGGAGAGAGAGTTCCAATATGAGGATGTCTTACTTAAATATAAAGTTGGACAACCCATGGGTGCTTACTCATCGTGAGCGGCTTTTACTTTAACTCATCATCTAGTGGTCCAATTTTGTGCATTCAAAGCGGGAAAGTTCCCCTTTGTAAATTATATAATATTGGGTGACGATATTGTTATTAAAGACAATGAAGTCGCCTGAAATTATATGAAATTTATGCATAAATTGGGTGTTGATATATCTAAGCATAAAACACATGTATCTAAAGATACATATGAATTTGCTAAAAGATGAATCAAGTGAACACCACTAGATGGGTTCAGGGAAATTACTCCAATACCTTTAAAAGGTATTGCAAGTAATATTGAAAATCCTTTTATAGTATTTACAATATTATTTGATTACTTTATTGTAAAGAGAAATTTAAACTTGAACAAATCTACCATAGTTAATTTAGTGATTAGATTATATTCTAATCTAACTTTCGAGACGTACAAGAAAGGAAAACTTATTTCTAAGATTTCTTTTTCAAATACGTTTTTGAGAGCTAAATTGAATATGTTGAATTTGAGTATCCGTTTCTCTCTTGATCTAATTACAGATTGTCAATTACGTGAGTATATGACAACTGTTTTTAGAAAACATGATTGATACGGAATCCCGAATTCAAGTACAATCCTTCGAACAGAAGTTCAAAGGGTACTTGGTATTAGTATAATTTCTGCAGTAAACTCTGGAATGAGTTCTATTAGCAAGTTGAAAAGAAGATTTACCCAATATTGGGCTCTGTCTTTTAATCAACCTGCAAAATTAGACTTGTTCCCACTGTTTCATTCAATTAATAATTGAGCAAAACAGGTCGATGCCTTTATGAAAGATATTCAAGATGGAAAAGTAAATAATTTAACATTATTTAGCGTTTACAAATTGATAAATTTCATTGATCTTAATGAAATCCTTGCATGGGATCGGAATTATCATTCCAATCTTGTGTTCGGAGGTACACTTTGATCAAAGGCAAAGAAGGGAGTTGCAGAAAGTTGCCTTGAAACATTTATTTACGATGTTCATGGCTACGACCCTGAATTGTTGGAAAAAGTAGACACAATGCGCTACAATTTAAAACAATTCCTGGATTATACTAAGACTGTGGAAGAGAGAACAATTAAACCTCTACACCCTAAACAGGTGGAAATGTTTAAGAGTTTATCCCGGCGCCATGGCTACGCTTTTTTAGAGTAGACATAACAGTAGGATTAACCTTTACAGGTTACTTCTCACTCCGGAGGTCTATG